TGACCTTTTTTCTTCATACTGATTGCGATAGCAGCTTGTTGTGCAGGATTTGCTGCTTCGTTCATTTTTTTAGTTTTCTTTTTCATCGAGTTGATGAACTTTCGATAGACTGCTGCCTCAGAGGTTTTACCCATTTCTCTTGCCCTTTGCTCCATAGCAACTGCCGCTTGAATTTTATGAGCATGAGATCTTGAAGAATTACGTATTTTTGAGACAGATGCTTTAGCAGTAGCCACGTTCTTAAAACCGAGTCCGTGAATAGTTCCTTTAGGATTTTCATCTGTATACAAGTCAGAATGTTTTTTAGAATTAGCAGGTTGCCCTTTCTTTCTAGGAATACGAGGATTTGATTCCTCTTCTATTTTCTTTTCAAGAGTATCTGCCTGTTTGTCATGTGCTTTGACAGACTTACGTAGTTGTTTAATAATTTTTTTAATCTGTCTATCTTCTTCTATCTTCTTTTTCTCAGGTAAACCTTTATGTTTAGTTGATGCAAACTTTTTGACATCACCCTTCTTCATATCTGCCGCTGCCTTTGCAGTCTCAGGAGTAGTCGGTGCCATCTCTCCTTTCTGGATTGCACGAACTATTCCAAAAAACTTTTGCTGTTTCTTAGAAACTGCTGGCATTATTTTTTACCTAAGTCCATAATCTGACCCTTGTACTTCTTTTTCACACGTTCAAGTGCAGAAGGTCCTTTGTTTACCTTCTGTGTCTTTCTCATTTCTGCACTTGGTGGATATGAAGTCCCATCTTTCTTATCCTTAGATGGTCTTACTCTTCCTTGATCTCTTGCGATGTCGTACCCTTCTTCACTTATGAATTGTTTAAAGGTTTTCATTAGTCGTTGTCTGCTCTATCGTAAAAGCTACCAGTTTTTTTATATAAAGTTCCCGATAACTTTTTTCTCCTTTCAAAAGCTTTGTTTGCAGCTTTTGTATCACCTTTTTTTTCTGCATCATATTGTTTATTTTTCACCTGTTGAAGTTTACCTATTGTTTTACCCATAGGTGATTGATTTCTTTTTCTACCTTTTGGATTATTTACAGTCACTCTTTTAGTTTTCATGACCTGTTTTTCTTGGCTGATGGGATATCCTTCTTTAGTTTTTTTACCAGTATCTGTTGTTTGTTTACCACTGTGAAAATCTATTTTACCCTTTGTTCCCTTTTCGATCATTTCATTAAGTTGAAGATCAGATCTCCAATCAGAGAAATCTTCTTTCTTTGAACTGTTACCCCAGTTCTTTGCACCTTTCTTACGGCACTTGACTAATGCTCCAGAAGCATATGCAGAAGGCCAAACACTGTAACGTGACTTTACCTTATGGTAACAAGCGTCTTTAGTACCACTGCCTTTTCCCTTCTTATCTTCTTCCTCTAGTTCTACCTCAGAGTTCATGAGAGCTTCTACAACTGCGTCTTGTGAACCCCAGAGATTGAGTTCATTTATAAATGTCTCTACTAATTCTATATCATCCCACCTATCAATATCATATCCCTCTTCTGCTAATGATCCTATCCAAGAATCAAACTCCTCTCTGTAATCATTATGTTCTTGTAACTTTAATGACTCCCACTGTGATCTATATTTACCTAATGGTTCGTAAGAATCTTTTACCTCTTTCCTTGCTTCAATCTTTTTCTTTTGCCAAGAGTCTAAAGCATCGACAGGACGACCACCCTTTGACATCACCTCTTTTTTATGTGCTTGGAACTCAGAAGCGGATTTAGCTCTGTCATCAGCAACTTTTTTGTTTGCAGCGGCTTGGTTAGCAATATTTTTCTTTACGTTCGCCTCACTTCTTTGTAAGCCAGGAGATAATTCTTCGTAAATTGCAGAATATGCCTCAGAAAGTTTGTCCATTTTCAACGGATACAGTATAGCTATCATAACGTATTTATTATATCAATAAATAGAAGACAGGGACTCTATAATTTTTAGCTAAATGGCTCGTCAGGGAATATTTACTGGATTCACACCGAACGATGGACTGGGAGATTCCCTAGCCTTAGGTGCTAGTAAGGTCAACGCAAACTTTTCGGAAATATATACTACCTTTGGTGACGGAACAAACCTTAGTGCCAATGCAGGGAGTGCTGGTACTTGGACTAAGGCAGGGAACTCAGGAATATACACAAGTAAGAACGTAGGTATAGGCACAACTGATCCTAGTGCAGCTTTATTTGTATCAGGTAACGTTCAATTAACAGGTATTACAACTGGAACATTCGTTGGAGATGGTTCTGGTCTAACTGGTGTGACTGCAACAGGTTCTGGTGTTGTTATTAAAGATAGTGGTGTACTAGTTGGTGTTGCACAAAGTATAAATTTAGATAGAAATTTAGACGTTACACAGGCATTTGGTGGTAACGTCACGGTTTCTGCTGCCGATACTGTAGGATTTGCATATACTTCTGGATTCTCTACTACATCTGGATATGCAAACGTATCTGGAGTATCCACTACATCAGGAACAGCTGGATTTGCTGACACAGCAACACTGGCATACACTGCAAACTTCGCCACAGTCGCTGGTATTGTAACATACGCATCAGCATCTGGAGTTGCAACTAACTCAGGTGTAGCTGAGTATGCAAAGGTATCTGGTATCGCATCATACGTCGCCAATGCAGGGTTCTCAACCATGGCAGGGTATGCACACACAGCTGGTATCGCCTCAGTCGCACAGAATTTAACAGGAACTCCATCAATAGTTGTTGATAATGTCAATGGTACTGGAATTGTAACCTTCCCAGGCCAAGGCAGTAAGATGCGTTTCGACTTTGATGCAACAGGTGACTTACCTACTGCTACAAGTTGGAGAGGTATGTTTGCATGGGCAAACAATACTAAGACTGCATACGTCTCCAGTGGAACCACAATGGGTGGTTACAATGGTTGGAGAAAGATACTTCACCAAGACATGTATGGTAACTACCAAAGTGTTGGTGTCATAACTGCTTCTAGATTTTCTGGTGATGGTTCTACTCTTACTAACTTACCATCGACTGATAGTATTTGGAGATCAAACTCTACTGGTATTCACACATTGACTAGTGTTGGTATTGGTACTACTAACAATGAGGGATATAAACTCAAGGTTGTGGGTAATCTCAGACTTGCTGGTCGTTTAGATGGAACTGCAACAGGTAATATTCTACCACACTTATGGACTAATTACAGTGATCTACCATCAGCAGGGGTAAATCAAGGTCAATTTGCACACGTTGATGAATTTGGAAAGGCATATTATGGTAATAAGGAAGAGGTAACAGTTAATGTTGCAGTCGGTACAGACACTGTGGGCGGTCAAGTAACAGGTGTATTCTACTTTAATGGTGTAGAAAAACCAGATCAATTCCCCATAACAAGAGGAGTTACTTATCTGTTCGATCAGAATGATGCTTCAAATGGCAACTATAATAATCAGGCTCACCCACTTATGTTCAGTCTAACTGAAGATGGAGACTTGATACCAGGCGGAGCTCACTATGATCCTACCACTACAGTTTACAGATTAGATGGTGTCGTCAAAACTATGGCAGAGTATACTAGTGGTTTTGCTACTGCTACTACTAAGACTGTACACTTTACACCTCCAGCTGATGCACCTAACACACTTTGGTATTGGTGTCACTTCCATACAGGTCAAGGAAATAGATTAGCACTCAATAATAATGCTTTAGGATGGAAAGAACTTGTTAATAAAAATGCCGATACTACTGTAGGAACAGGAACTGAGAACTATAGAGTTGGTGTTATAACTGCAACTACATTCTATGGAGATGGATCTAATCTAACAGGAACTGGATCTGGATATGCAACCACAGCTGGAATCGCAACTCTAGCAAGAGGATTGACTGGAACTCCTAACCTTAATGTTGGTGTAGTAACTGCATCTAGTTTTGTTGGTGATGGTTCTGGTCTAACTGGTGTGACTGCATCTGGTACAGGTATCATAATCAGAGATGACGGTACACTTGTAGGAACCATTGGTACTATTAACTTTGGTACAAATCTTTCAGTATCAGCTGCATCTGCTGGTGTTGTAACAGTCACCGCATCAGGTGGTGGCGGTGGTAGTGGTATCTCTGGCATGGTATACCAAGAGGAAGGATCTACCGTTGGTACTGCACAAACAGTTAACTTTATTGGTGCTGCATGTACAGTAACTCATAGTGGTGGAGTTGCAACTGTCAACTTGGCAGGAGCAGTTCCTTTCACAGGCCCTGCAGCAAATATAACTGCACTTGATATCACACAATATGAAAACGCATACTCATGGGGCAATCATGCAAGTGCTGGGTATCTTACAAATATCTCTGGTCAAAATTTAGGTAACTTATCTAATGTTTCTAGTGCATCTCCAAGTACAAGTGATGTATTGACATGGAGTGGGTCACAATGGGCACCAGCTGCACCCACAGGTGGTAGTGGTGGAATAATAATTAAAGAAGAGGGGAGTCAAGTTGCGGCAGGGATTACCTCACTTGATTTTGTTGGATCTACTGTAAGTGCAACTGCTTCTGGAACAGATGGAACTATCACAATCACTGCTGGTGGTGGTGGAGGTGGCAGTATTTCTACAACTGGAGTTGGAACATACACTGCATCTGCTGGTGTAGAACAACAAGTAGATTCATGGTCTAAGTTAAGTTACTCTGGTGCTGAGTACACATTTATGATTGGTCTAGGAACATACAGACAATCACAGAAAGTTCTTGTCATGCATGATGGAACTACAGCGTTCTCACAAGAATATGGTATTATGTTCTCTCCAGAACAACAGGTATCAATCGCTGCAACTGTAAGTAGTAACAATGTTTTAGTTAAAGTCACTCCTGAGGCAGGGATATCTGGTCTATCAACATACAGATTTGTTAAAACTTTCATTGAAAACCTATGATAGAAACTAGCACTAACAAGTTAGATAGGACAGGGCTTGCTGTCAGACCAACTGGAGCCAATGACAAGAAGGCATACTCTATCAAATGTTATACTAAAGAGGATTGGGTATTCATCCACGAAGAACTAGAAAAAGATGGTTCACTGGAAGATAATATTCCTGATCCATCAATAGTATGTCCTGATAAGAAGGAACATAGTGATACCAGAGCAACTTACATGTTGACTGATGCTGAAGCAGAAGATTTAAGAAAACATGAGAAGGTGCAGTGGGTATGTATTGACTATGATGTTTACCCAGGCAACTATTCTCCAGATCCAGAAGACATAACAATGGGTGTAAGGAAATTTGGTAGATTCAATAAAACTGTATCTAACTATAGAGACTGGGAAAATGCTCCAACTTCATTACCAACATCTCAGGCTGGTATCGGTGCAACAGATAAAAACAGAACTGGATATCAAATACTAAGACATACACAAAAAGAAAACCCTTGGGATGCAACCTCTACAGGTCTTACTGGTTCTGATCATATAATAATTGAACAACAACCATTACAATTAGGAGATGGAACTGGCGTAGATGCAATCGTATCTGATGATGGTTTCTGGATTGCACACCCAGAGTTTGTACATACTGACGATGATCCTGTAGGATACTCAACAGGTAACGCATTGACATGGAGTGGTATATCTACATCACCAGGCACATGTGGTGTTCTAGATCTAGTTCTCGATGCACCATACTATATCGACCCAGATTTTTTCAATGCAGATCCGCTCAATAGATTAACTCTACGTTGGGATGGCACTAGAGTTCCAGTAGAATCTGTTGCAAGATCATGGTGGTCTGATGCAAGTCAAAGATCAGTAGGATTCTCTACCATTGGTACAACAACTGGTATCAGTACTTTCTATACTAGAGCAAGATGTAATGGTAGTGATGATGCAAAACCCACTAACGGTTCTAATCATGGAACTCAATGTGCTGGTCAAGTATTTGGTAAAAACTATGGTTCTGCATACAACTGTAACAGATGGGTTATTAATGGTATCGGTGGTTCTAATGCTGGAATCAATGGTAGTCAATTTGATGTACAAAAACTATTTCATCTCTACAAACCAAACTACGATAGACACTCTGCCACAACTGGTAAACAAAATTCTGACAAAAATCCCACACTATCAAGTAATAGTTGGGGATACAGGTCTAGTCTTATTCACAGCTCAGGAGCATACTATTGGTATAGACCATCAGATATAGATGGATCAGTAACAGGAGTATCATATACGCCTGGATCAGTTGAACCAGAGTTCTTTGATCTATTAGGTAATGCTGGTGACTCAGGTAGAATGAAAGGTGAGATGATAGACAGTTCTGTCACCGCAGCTGGTGATGAGTTAGCTGAGGCGGGAGTAATATTTGTAGCAGCTTCTGGAAATAGTAATCAAACTCAGTGCAGTCCAGACGATCCCGATTTTAATAACTACTGGTCTACATCTTCTCAAGGTAATAGTGTCTCCTTAGAATCTGCAACTCATCTTGAATTTGGATTGAATTGTTATAGCACTATCAATAGAAGAGGATGGCCACAGTCTTTAGGCAAGACTACATCTGGTATATCCACTAGTGGAACTGAGTATGCTTGCATCAATATTGGTGCATTGGATGATACTATCTCTGCTGGTGGTTTTGCAAGTAGAAACACAGACTACAAAGAAAGAATAGCAACATATAGTGATAGAGGATCAAGCATTGATTGTTATGGTGCTGCTGACGGCACACTCACAGCAGATGGTAGAGCATCAAATCTAACATATGTTCATCCAGAGGATTACACTGGACTATCACTAACTCCATATGATATTGCCTTTGGTGGTACAAGTTCTGGATGTCCAACATGTGCTGGATGGATTACAACTAAGCTTCAGTACAACAGAGGATGGACTTGGAGAGATATAAAAAATTGGTTAGTAAATAACTGTGGTTCTCAGAATCCAGAGAGATTTTACTATGGTGATAACAATACATCATGGAGTGCATCAACAGCACAATGGGAAGATTACTATGGACTCAATACTTACGGTAATGGCCCTGTTGTAATATGGGATGCTCCCACTGGTTCACCTTCTGAACCAAAGAAACCTGAGATCAAAATCATAAACTCACCTAACCTAAAGTTTAGTGGTGGAGTTGAGATAAAGTTCTCATAATAAATACTAAAAAAGACTAGCGCAATGGCAGAAAAATCGTTCGGTGTAAAGGATCTTAATATAGTTGGAGCAACTGGCGACCCAACTATAGAGAGTAATGGCGATCTAAATTTAAAGGCTGGTCAAGTTGCAATCCAGACTAACACCACAATCACAGGAGTTATTACCGCAACATCATTCAGTGGTGATGGAACAGGATTAACAGGAGTTACTGCTTCTGGAACTGGTATCATCATCAAAGATGGCGGATCAACAGTTGGAACTGCTGGAACTATAGACTTCGGAGCAAACTTAAGTGTATCTGCAATATCAGGTGCAGCTGTAACTGTGACCGCAAGTGGTGGTGGGATCACTATTGAAGATGAAGGTAGTGCATTATCCACAACTGCAACTACACTAGACTTTGTTGGAGATGGAGTGGTTGCATCTGGTACTGGAGCAGAAAAAACAATTACTGTTGCTGGTGCAAGTACACCACAAAACCTAACATTAGCAACTCTAGATGTTTCTGGAATTACAACCTCTGGTAGTTTTGTTACTGATCTTATTCCTGGCAATGGAACTGGTAGAGGATTCTGTACCAGATATTATATTACTGCAAACGGTTCTTCTTCATACAGTATGGCAGGGCCTGGACAAAGAAACACTGTGGCGAATCCTACTCTTTACTTAATGAGAGGTTTCACATATATGTTTGAGAACTCTACTGGTAGTTCACACCCATTCCGTATTCAATTTGCCAATACAACTACAGGTGTAGGAACATATGTCAGTGGATCACAGACAGGAGTACAGATATTCACAATACCACATGATGGACCAACAGTGTATGAGTATCAATGCACTGTACCAGGCCATGCTGGTATGAAAGGACAGTTCATTATCCCAACTTAATATCATGCCATTAGCATTTGGAATTGGAAAATCAAGAGGAGCTCAGTTTGACCCTCCAGTATTTTACTGCAATTTGTTACAGTTTTACTGGCACTGGACTGATGGTAAAGATTTTGATCTAAGAGCAGAGTTCATCAGACCCACTCAGTTAGCGGGTCAAGTAGTAGGAACTGACAAACTACCTCAGATTGTAGATGGTGGAGGATCAATTACCTATATGAAATGGGGAGGAGATAATGTAAATGACACAGAGGGATATGAGGGAATATACATTGATGTAAATGCAATCAAGAGTGTACCAGGCGGAATCGCAGACAATACTATTGAGTTAGATTTAAGAGGGATGTGGTATGCAGAAGTAGGAACCAACCCAGTAGTCATAAGAGCTTCTGGATATGATGGTGGTACTATGACATTAGAAAGAGACACTCCTAACGTGCCTGGATTTGGATTTGTTAATACAGGTTATGCCACTTCATTTACAGACTATAAAGAATCACAACCCAAAGTTGTAACAAGTGTTGACAGAGAAGACACAGGACAGAGGGTAGCTCGTGTGACCATTGATTTAAACACATTTCAGTTAACATTTTTAGAAAACTAGGTAAGTATAAATACGGCTAGAAAAATAGTGGGAAATCACATGAAAAGATTTTTACCTATAATTATGCTTTTGATGGCGGCTCCCATGTCAGCTAGGGCCGACTTGATTCACAGATTGACTACGAGTACACAACTCAGCGTGGACGGGGCAGCGACTCAGGCTACAAGAATTGGTTCTTCTTATAGTGTAAGTGGTAACAATATTACCGCTGGTACTATGGGTGGACTCACCAAAGCATCTGGTGACAATGCATCTACAGCAGCTGCAACACAAACTCAAGGTGCATACTCAGTTACCACAGCAGGCTCAGCCTTCAGCCTTACAGAGTCATTCACTATGGGCGACGCTGTTGCTCCAATCGGAACTGGTGTTGACGTATCTGCTGGTATCGTTGCTGACATGCCTGCATTTGGTAGTGTAACTACTCAAAGTGGCGGTGTGGCAGGAAGTCTTGCTGGTACAATTACATCAGCGGGTGTGATGACACTAACAGCTGGCGGGGCGGGCACCTCAGCTACTGGCCAATTTGTGTCAGAAATCTCCGTGAATTAGCGTGATATATAATAATGAAGAAACTTGTCGCTACAGCAGCACTGTTTTCGCTGGCTAGTCCAGTGATGGCAGTGCCAGTGGTGCCAAATTTCCAACAAGGCTCGATGACCTCCCGAACGGAAACCCAATCCACCGTGACGGAGACCATAAATTCAATTGATATGAGGACAGGATGGGAGTATTCCGTGACGGGCACAAACGTTTCCAACAATGGAGAGGCTTTGAACCCACCAGTAAGTACATCAACAGTGAACGTGACACCGAGCAGTTCCAGCAGCTCCACAGGAGGAGTTATGGTAACAGGGACGGTAACAAGTTCGTTCGATTCTTTAGACTTTTCAAGCCCAACAAACTTCACGATAACAAATCCAGGCGGAGCGTTCCAATTTACGCAAAGTTATCAAGGGCCAGGCATGACCAACCAGACAATAATCCAGCGCGTAACCACCATAAATTCAGTCACAGACACAACTTCAACCTTTACCCAATAGGACTATGCTTACTATCCAACCTTGCGATTGTCCCTGCCACACTGGCGGAGAATGTAGGGGGTGTGAGTGCAACAGCCAATCCAATAGCAAATAGTTCTGGCTCGGTTACGAATCAAGCTATACAGGTGCTACAAGGGCCATATATAACCAATACTTACGGAAATGGTGTGCAATGTCAAGGTGCTACCATGAACATAACACCGTACTTACAATTTGCAGATTCAAGGAAAGATCCTTGGATAGATTTTTATAACGAACCACAATATGATATGACCGACTTCACTGGTCGTACAACACAACAAACTATTACAGTAAAAAACTACCCTTGGGAGTCATGGTATGACACAAGGACTAAGGCAGATGGAACTAGGTGGTTCCCAGACGGTGAAGATATGGATATAGTTGTAGATGTAGATGGCCCTGATGGTAAACCAGATAATCCAGGCAGTGTCATATGGAACAAACCTGTTCGGACTGACTACCATGCCAATCAAAGTTTGAACTTAGGTTTGTCTGCTACTATCTCTATACCATTGAATAAGAAACTACAGAAACAATGTATGGAGGCAGCAGATGCACAGAACGCCATGCAAACACAACTTGTGGCCAACAAGAGATTAGACTTTGAATTGGCTCGTCTTAAAAACTGTGGCGAACTGATGAAGGCTGGCATCATGTTCCATCCCAAGTCACCTTACTACTCTATATGTGCCGACATCGTAGTTACAAACCCAGGCGGTAAGTTACTTCCTCACGAACACACAACTCCTCAACCAACATTCGTACCACCAAGTAATAGAAACAATCCAAAACCTAATGGGGATGCTTCTAGTTTAAAAACTATTTCGATCCCTTAACTTTAATAGGAGGTAAGCCTCTCTTTGCACGATACTCATTCGCTATGATGTCGTTACGAGATAGTCTTGCCTCTTTTTTACCGAGTTTTTGTTGTATTGTTTTATAAATTTTTGTAATTATAGGTTTGAATACTCTTAGTAATAATGGTGTTGCAGCTGCACCAGCCGTAGCCACAACTGCGATTGCAACTGTAGTGGTGGTCTGATTTACAGAAGGCAAAAATTTCTCTACAGCAGTGGTAGATTCATATAATGTCTCACAAATTTGTGCTTTAGGGTTGTTAGGATCTTGTATTAACTGATGACCAATCACTCTCTCGTCACCAGCCTGAGTTATATCACCAACTCTTAGGTTTGCAGGGCCTGGGCAAGGAACTTCTTTCTCTTCATTTGGAGTTTTAGGTGGTTCAACGTCTGCCTCAGGAGGGCCTAAAGGTTCACCTGTGTCTACACCACTAACCTGTTCTTCTGGTTCCCCATAAACAGTCTGCCAAGTAAGCTCGTCAGCACGATAATCGGGTGGTTCATAGTATGGCATACCACCATCACACAAAACAACATTCTGATTAGGGTCATCATTTACGAGGGTACTACTTTTATTACTTGGATTCTTTGCATTTTCTTTATGTATCTTGACACATCCTGGCATCTCTACAACAGGAACTCCTATGTTTACTGTAACAGGAGGTGTCCAAGGAATTGCCTGTGGAGCAGTTCTCATCCAAGGTGTGTTTATATTTGCAATAGTTACCGTACCAGTTTCTATCGGACTGAGATATCTGAGTCCGCCAGTGCTGTTAATGTATATCTGTGGTATATTATTTGGTGGCATCGGGCAACCTCAAACCCTTTACGGGGCCAGATGTCTGTGGCCATGCTTCTTTTAATTGAGTATATACTTCTTCTGCAACTAATTCTTTTATTTGTTGTAGTTGTATTTCTTGTCTCTTTGCAGGCCCATCTGTAAGATTATCAACCACTGCACCACCACCTACTACCGCACCAGTTCCTACAACTGCAGCAGCACTTCCATAACTAAGAATTTTTTGTAAGTCCATCATTCATCATCCTTGTATCTTTCAAGTTCGTTCTGATAGTGTTGCCATGTTGCACCACTGGTAGAACCTAGACAGGGGTTAATGCAATCGGGATCTTCGATCACGTTACAAACTAACCCTGCTAAGTCATGAGGGCAGGCTTCTTTTCCTGATTCACGCCAATATAATTGACCGTTAATCCAAGTAGCACCGCACTCATTACATACCTTGAGCATTAATTTAATGGAGGTAATCCCACTGAAGTTGGTGGTGTTGGTTCTGGTGGTGATGCGATAGGGTTGGATGGTGATGGTAAACCTAGACCACCTCCAGCTAAACCTTCAAGAGCTCCAGTACCAGCTCCGTCTCCAAGTATTCCACTCATTCCGCCTGGCATTACAGATTCCATTATCTTGCCTTTGACGTTTTCGATAATCGCATCCTTGCGTATGAATACATACCCAACAGTACCAACGACGGTGAGAGATATAACACCACTAGCAATAGCGATTCCATTTACGATTTTCTGTAACATGATTATTTTTGATCAGGGATAATTTTTACAGGAGCCTGTTCTATACGAACTACCTGTGCAGGGGCAGTCTGAGATGCCTTTTCAATAAGGATCTCCATATCTTTTTTAGATATGTTTGCACCACCACTAGATCCACCATTACTCTTACTCTTTCCAGCTTGAACGCCGAAAGTTGCTAGCACGCCAGTAAAGACAGATGCTATGAAAGTTGGATCAAGATCTTGTTTTGGTATTTTAAGAGCTGGTGGCAACTCAACGTATGCGAGAGTTAATATCGCACCACTCCAGACTAAGATGCCTAGCCGTACAAATGTACTCAGGATCATCATCTGCTCTTCTTTGTCTTCCGCAGCTTCTTTTAATTTACCAATTAGACCTTTTGGCTTATCCTCTTTAGGAGGAGTCTTTGTGTCTGCCATAGTAAAATATTATTATCCTATTATATATACGGATACTTTGCTCTTATTTCTGCAACCTTTGAGTCATAGTCTGCCTGTGATATCTCTCCTCTTTGCACTTTGAAATACATTGGGTCTGCGACTGCACGAAACTCTTGTTCACGCATGTACTTATGGTAAGCGTTCTGTTTTTCTTTGTCTGTTGTGACTGCAGCTGCATCTACTAACGCTTGATCAATTTCAAACGGTGTAGTGTCACTGATATCTCTATCAAATATGCCAATATCATCGATGATTAATAGATTTTTATCTGGATATGCTGCACGGATTGCTTCGTGATTGTAATTCATTAGGGTTGTACCTCCATTACGGTCATTCTACTACCACCTACTCTATAACTTTGATAATTATAATATCCAAAATCCCTGTTATAATAGAAAGTTCCAGATCCACCAGTATATCCATTTCTAACTATTGGAGTATATGTTATTGCAGCTGTCGTGTTAGGAGTATCCACATACCAGAACTGGTGACAATGCATCTGATAGTATTGAGTAGTGTCAGTTTCACAATACATAGTTCCTTGCCTGAGACCATCAGCTGAATAACCTATATCGGTTGAAGACCCACCAGATATTGCTCTTCGGACTCCCCACACAGCATCATATTTACCGCCTTGTGCCCATCCCATTACCATAACCTGTACGAGAATCTTACTATTTGAACTCGAAGGAGTAATAACACAAGACAAATTAGGCACTGCTGTATAATTATGAGTAAAAGTAAAAGTAGTTCTTGCAGTGTATTCTGCCGTCTGAAAGTTTGGTCTAGCATCAAGGCCAGTGATAGCAGAGCCTGGTATATTAGAAAGATTCGCTCCAGACCCACTGAATGTAGTAGCAGTTAATATTCCTGTCACTTTTGCGCCACTACTTGTAGTTTCTAATTTTTTATTTCCACCGTCATGGTATAGGGCAACTGATCCATTCTTAGTACATAGTATTGCCTGTTCAGTTATGTTTGTTTTTAAACTAAGATTGCCTTGATTATAAATTTCAAACACACTGTCATTAAGATTTCCTAGATAAAATCCACCATTTGTATTGTCTATAAAAGTATTGCCACCATTAGATCCTATTATTCTGAGAGTGTTTCCTAATGTTATATCGTTGTTTCCAGATACTCTGATATTGGCATCAAATGTAGATATGCCTGTTGCATTAAAAATAGAAACAGTTGAGATGCCAGTTACGTCTAAGTTTGTGGGTTTCAAAGTTCCTGTTACAGAATCAAAGGTTAGATTACTTCCTGTTTTCGCAGCAACATAACCTGTTGGAGATCCAGAATATAAGACACTACATGTTGTGTCTGTAGACTCGTCAACAACTGCGATTAGATTTGCATTTGAGGCAGTGGTTGCAGTTCCAGCTGAGGTGGCAGTGTCTGCATTTCCAGTTAAGGGCCCACTAAATGATGTCGCAGTTACGACACCAGTAGCAACTATACCAGACCTTGCAGTAATCAGACCAACAGAATCAATATTAGTTACGTCTTCGTATGTTAATGTTCCACCGATACTTACATCACCACTCACATTTAATGACGTTAAAGTACCTAGAGAAGTAATATTTGATTGTGCTGGCGTGGTTACACTTCCAGTCAAATTGGCATATACATCAGTTATATAAGCAGATGAGATACCAGATATGACTGTGTTGTTATCACCTACAATATTTCCATTTGCTTTGATGTCATTTGTAAAGGTTGCAATACCAGAGATTTCTAATTGATCGTATTGAGTAACAGCAGTTACGGTAACAATACCAGCAGATAGAGGTGATACTGTCGAACCATATCCAAAGTTAACACTAGCAGCAACACCAACAAATGAATCAGAATTTTTGATTGTGATACCAGTAGATGAGGCAACAACATTTGTAATTTGAGATCCATCACCTTTAAAAGATGTTGCAGTGATAAGACCAACGACAACATCGGGTGTTCCAATTAATCCCTGAGCGTTAACTGCAACAGTGGCGATACCAGAAGTGGTTGCATAACCAGATATGGTAGATACACCAGCTAGTTGTGCATATACAGCTCTCTCTGAGTCTGTGGATAGACCAGCCTTAAACGCATAAGTTCCCAATCCAGCAGTGTGAGAATATCCAGCAGTTCCTGTTATGTCACCCACCACATTACCAGTAAGAGTGGTAGCAGTTATATCTCCAACAGTGATATCAGGAGTTGCAGTTAGTCCATATGCAAGAGTAGAACGAATAGATGTGGTAGCAGTACCAGTGAGACTACCTGTAACTATACCAACAACATTGCCTGTTAAATTTCCTTGGAATTGTTTACCAGAAATCTCAACAGGAAGTTGATCGTTAGATAAATTACCTGATGTAAGGTTATCTAGATTTGTGTAATATGAAGCATCCTGTCCTCCAAGTTTATTAGAATCACTACTAATACCAGAGGTCTTGGCAAAACTAACTAGATTGTTAGCATCACCAAAGACCGAGTATATTTCATTAAAGTTTTCATTGACTTTGGTTGCACCCTGTCTCAGGGTATCGCCCGTTCCATCATTACTTGCGGAACCAACGCCAATCGATTGCTTAGCCATTCTTTACAGGACTACTTTTATATTATTTAGACTATAGTTTAAATCCGCTGAATGAATTCTTTTTCATATCTTGTTTAATACCACCGACAACATAGGATTCAACCTCTGTTTCCTGTGGTGCAACCTGTAATCCCTTTGAGGATATCCAATGTTGTGTCCAAGGCAATGGATTATTTCTCAATGGCTGATCATAGATAGGATCTATTCCAAGAGCTTTCATTCTTTTGTTAGCAATCCACTCAACATATTGATTGAGTAATTTGTCATTCAAACCAATCATAGAACCACCACTGAACAGATACTCTGCCCATTCTTTCTCTTCTTCAACGGCATTTTTAAACATACCTATTACATTATTTCTTTCTTCTCTTGCAATCTCTTGCATCTCTGGATCATCTCCATTCATCCAGTTCTTCATTATATTTTGAGTGAGAACTAGATGCTGGTTTTCATCCCTACTGATGAGGGATATAATTTTTGCTGATCCTTCCATAAGTTTAAGCTCTCCAAATGCAAACGAGCAAGCGAAGGAGACATAGAACCTAATTCCTTCAAGTATGTTAACATTTGCAACCGCTCTGTAGAGTTTTCTTTTGAGTTCATGTAATGCGAAATCCTTTGCTTGTGAGTTTTCCCATCCATCTTTCCACAGATTACTTTGATCCCATTGATGGGCTTCATTTATAAATTCATCGTATGCCCGAGTTACTGAATTTGCTCGGTCTAAAATTCTCTCATCATTGAGAATGGTATCGAATACTTCGGATGGGTCGGGATACACATTCTTGATAATATATGTATATGATTTGGAGTGTATCATCTCCATAAATTGCCATACATTCATTGCAGATTCTAACTCTGGTAATGCACAATAAGGTGCAAAAGCCATTCCAGGCCCACGACCTTGTACAGAATCTAAAAGAATTTGGTATTTTAGATTTGATGTGAAGATGTGTTTCTGTTCTGGACGTAAAGATTGATAGTCTGATCTATCTTTCTGTAATGAAACCTCTTCTGGTCTCCAGAAATATCCAAGCATCTGAGTAGTAAGTCTATCAAATACTGGATACTTAAATGAATCATACCTCTGTACACCTAATGGCTTACCAAAAAACATGGGTTGTTTCTTAGTTTCAACTTCTTCTTTATTGAAGACGGTCATGCCGTCAGGTTTAGATGGTGCAAGAGTCACACTCTACCTCCTCTGATAATTCTGTGAATAGTTTTTCTAATTGTGGTTTCACTTCTTCTACATCATCTGGTTCGTCACTCTTCATATCATATGTGTTCTGATAGTATGAGGTCTTCCAACCATACTTGTATGTGGTTAAAAGATCCTGTGCCATCACAGAAATAGGCACTTCATTGTCTTCATAATTTTTGGGATTGTAACTCCAGTTTCCACTGATAGCCTGGTCAAAAAACTTCTGCATCACTGCAACTACTTTAATATATCCATCATTACTCTTCATATCCCAAAGAAGAGTATAGTTATTTTTCAAAGATCCATAAGACGGAACCACTTGTTTAAGAGGCCCTTTCTTTGACTTCTTAATGGACAGGTAATCTCTAGGTGGTTCGATTCCGTTTGTTGCATTAGACACAACGGAACTGCTTTCCGATGGCATCTGTGCGGACAATGTTGAGTGCCTGAGACCGTGTTCCATGATAGATGTTCTAAGAGATTCCCAATCATGTGATAAACCTACCTGTGTAATTTCATCTACGTCGCTCTTATATGTATCAATTGGAAGAATTCCATCAGAGTATTTTGTAGAGGGAAAATCAGCACATGCACCCTTCTCTTTTGCAATCTGATTTGAAGATTTCAAAAGATAATATTGGAAAGTTTCAGTAAGTTTGTGTACCGCATCCCAGGCGTCTTGTGAGTCATATTTCCACCCATTCTTAGCAAGATAATGAGCAAGACCAATATAACCGACTCCAAGGGATCTACGACCCAATGTGGCTAATTCAGCAGCCTTTACAGGATAATCTTGATAGTCAATCAACTCCTCTAGAGATCTCACAGAGAGGTCACAGAGGTCTTCTAACTCCTCCAACTTAGTCAACTTACCTA